GCCATGCCGTTGACCAGCTTTGACATGGTGACAGAATCGGTCATCAGGTATCGCTTGCCATCGATAGGGGCAAGCGCCTGATTCAACTTGGCTCTCGCCAGGCCGGGGACGGTCATATCGGTCATCGCGGTGCCGGCTGTTCCCACCAAGTTGGCGGTCGCTTTGGTCGCATAGGCGATGAAATCCGATTCAATGATCGATACCAGTTTGCTGGCAGCCGGTTGAATGTGATTCTTGCTCAGTTCGTTGAATGCGCCGTCACTGTTGACCGATTGCAGCAACTCTTGCGAGGTGAACTGCATCGCTACGTGCTTACGAGAAGCTAGCGTCATCGTTTGATCAGATTCGGTGGTTTCCTGAATATTCAGAATCGCGCCGTCGGTGACTTCGTACTCGTTGGGCTCTCTAACGCGCAGAGTAGCGCCCTGCTTGCCTTTGCCGCTGTCTTTGAATTGGTCGTCATATTGGCGATCAACCGTGCCGATAAAAGAGGCTTTTTCGTGGATGATGTCCAGCGCCTCTTTGGTAATCATGTCGATTACTTTAAAAGTATTACTCATGGGTTAAGTCCTGTTTCAATGCTGATGTGATGTCTAAAATAAATAATCTCACCCACCTTTCCGGCGCTGCTCTCGGCGTAGCCGCGAGAATTCAGCGTCTGAAATGTTGGGATCAAGGATCGATCTTGGCTTCGCACCAGCCTTGCCGCCGACGGTTGGAACAGGGTTCGCCGCTTCTGGGGGATTGGGTTTCTTGGCCGCCTTCGCTTTCTCCAGTAACTTCTCGTAGCGCATCGCATTGACGGCTAGCTTGATGTTGCTGGCTCTGGAGTGGTTTAAATTCATCAGGTCCTGATCGTTGTAGCCCTTGCCGCGCAAGTACTCGATCAGTTCGCCTTCTTCTTTCTGCCGTACCGAGGTATCCGCCCACTCCGGCAAATAGTCGGTCACTAACTTGGTTGCCTCTGTTGCCAGATGCTGTTGCAATTGTTGTTGCTGCTGTTGCGTCTGCTGCTGTTGCAGGTAGGCTTGCGCCGCCTGCGCCTGCTGCAAGGTCGCTTGCCGCTCTTCAAAAATCGCCTTTTGCCGCAAGTATTCGTGCGGATTGTTGTCCAACAAGTCCTGCCAGTTCGGTTGCCCTTCTTGTGCCCATTGCTGGGCCTGCTGCTGGATTTGCTGGATCGCCTGCGCAAGCCTATATTGTTCGGCTTGATGTTGCTGTTCCTGCGCCTGCCTTTGCTGCTCAATCTCTTTGCGTAGATTAGCCGCCTCTTCAAACCGCTTACCCGCCGTAACTTCACGGCTATAAAGGTCTAGCGCTTTGTCTGGATTTGCATCTACAAACTCAGCAGGATAGCGGGAGATTAATTCCTCCCGCGTTACTTCCCGATCCTTGCCGTCGATTTTGCGCTTAAATACAACGGGTTTTTCCGCTTCGCCGTCGCCGTCTGTTGATGCGCCTAAGTGGTCGTCACCATTCAGTGCATTAATTAAATCGGCGTCTGTGTCATGCGTTGCTGCATCACTTACAGAGTCCGCGTCTGTGACGATAACTTCTTCTGTCATGAGTAGGTCCTTAAAAAGTGCCGTGCATCTTCACACGGGGCAAATTGGCTAGGCCAAAATGTAATTTTCTTCAAAAAACTTTTTTGCCACATACCATTTATCATTGGCATTGGCTGAATTAACGGCAATCATGCCGCCTTCTTCCGGCGTATCCTCATGACTTACTGAAATACCAGTCAAATCCTCGCCGGGAATGTAGGGACGCATGGATTGCGTGTTCTTTTTTCGATACTCTTTATATTCACTCACTGGATTACCTCTTGTTGCGTTGTCGGTTGATTCTGCCCTTGCAACACATCAGGGCTGTTCAGTAGCTGCATGATCGTCTGCACAACCAGCGCCTGTACCGCATCCGGCGACATCATCGGCTGCGTGACTTTCAGGCGGTTGGTTTCGGCGTTGTAGCCGTCGATATCGAGCTTGTGCGCTTCCAGGGCTTTGTCAGCTTCAAGTTGCTTGAGCTGTTCGGTCAATTGCTGTATCACCTGCATGCCCTGCGCCTTCATTTGCTCCATTTGCTGCTGCAACTGGACAACTTGCGGGTCTTGCTGGCCGTCGTTCTTGATTTCCGGCGGCAGCATCATTTCCAGGCGTTTGGCTATCTCATCGGCACCCGGCCAGTCGAGGTTTTTCGCCAGCAAGTCGCCAATGAAGGGGGCCGCCTGCGGGAAGGCGCGGAGCAGTTCGACCATCTGATTGGCCGCTTCTTCGCGTTGGGTGTTGTAGCTGGGGCCGGTGTCTACGGTCAGGTCATACTTGCCCGCCGTCAGGTCATAGATATGCTCGGTGCCGTCTTTTAACTGCGTCGGCGCATTGACCCGTACATTTTCCGGCGTGCGCTTGTCGTCGCCTCCCAATACTCTCACAATCCTGTCGCCATTGTAGACATGCGGAATCAGGTCTATGAGAACCCGTCCGGTGTGTCGAATAGAGCGATTGAGGTTGTCAATAAAATGAAAAGTAGAAGTATCGGATTCACGCTGCCTCGCTAAAATCGCCTTGCCAGATGTTTCGTTCGACCGTGCGCCCAGACCTGCATCATAAATGCCGATGATCGCCTTCATGTCGTCGGAGGCGTTCAATGCTTCCTGTAAAGCGCCTGCTGGTGCTCCGGCAAACGGCTGGCGCTGTGGCGGAGTGGGTCCGTCGTATTCAATATAGGCGTGGGTTTTGGTGTTCGCGGTCGCCCATTTGTTGGCGTCGGTGTTGAACGAACCCTTTTGGCCGATGAACGGGGTCTTAGGCGCTAACGCCACCAGTTCGGTGCTGGTGGTTCGCCAGTAGTTGAACATCCGCTGCGGGTCTTTCGCATCACGCACCAGGCTGCGCAAAATGCGCTTGCCTTCAACGTTCACTTCCTCGCCGTAAACCGGAATGATCGGGATATAACGCCCGGCCCAATCGTTGGTTTCCAGGACTTCCGCGCCAGAGACGATGTACTGCTTGACCTTGTGCGTCTTGCTTTGGCGTTCGCCGGTGACTTCCAGCCCGACCATGTCGAACAGTTCTTTTTGTTCTTTGTAGGTGTCCGAATCAATCACGGTGCCGTCGCTTAACTGCACTATCATCCGAGGCACTTCGGTACGCTTCCAGAACTCCGCGACCATGATCATGTCATCGCCGCCCCAGGGCGCTTCCAGGTCGTTATATTCCACGTCCCAGGATTTGGTGTCTGCGCCTTTGTATTTCGCCTTGAACTGTTTCTTGGTCAGCGTATCGACCACAAACGCCGTGTTCCAGTCGCTGGAGTCGGCTTTGGTGCTGTAGGGATCGCCATAGACGGAAAACGGGTTCGGGATCGCATCAATGACGATATCCTTGTCGAATGAATCGTCGTGAGCATATTTAACATTGACTCGCCAATAACCAAAGCTCTTATCGACTGCACTCTCAAGCCCAGTGTCATAAGCGACATCGGCATTGGAGGTGTATTCGATGCCTCGGATCAGGCCGTTAATGATTTCAGCGGTCTTGGGATCGGCAATGGAGTCAGCCGGGTGTACACGGATAGAGGGTTTGTTCTGCCGGGAGTCGTTGATGACCTGGCGAATAAAAGCGGGAAGCCGGTTAATGGTCAGGCACGGACGGCCTTCGGTTTCACGCTGCGATTTGACATCATCCGGCCATTGCTCGGCCAGTCGCGCAAAACGCAGGTCATCGAGCGCTTCTTTGCGGTTATCCGCTTCCGCTTCAGATGAAACCTTGAACGCTTCGAGCGCTTCTTTGAGAATGTCGTCGGCCATTGATAAACCACAGGTTTATGATGGCGACGATTATAAACTAGAACACTAGAGGTAATAGACCTATGGGGCGCAAATACTAGATGTTGTGATTAAAAAATATTTTGTATTGCCTCTTTACTTGTTACATGTAACATGTATAATGATTACCAACAGAGCAGAAATGCTCATTCATAACCAACTGGAGAATAAAAATGAAAGCATACGTCTACAACCAAGAAACAATGATAATTGCCGCTGAAATCAAAGGCGACAATGAAAAATCTATAGAAGCAAAATATACAGAGTGGTTTGATACAGACGAATACGGATTGACTTATTCTCCAGCATTCGGAGCATCTGACGGATTGATTACAGATGGAGATTTTGAGGTGATCGATGTCAGAGGCTAAACCATCATCCCAAAGAGTCCAAGCCCTTCGCGATAGACGCAGGGCTGCGGGACTCATAAAAATAGAACGATGGGTAAAACCTGAGTGGATCCAGGCGATTGATGAATTTATTAAGAAACTGGAGAAAGATTCAAAATAATCACCCCATCCAGCCGCCGCCACTAAAGCGTTGCGGTTCGGCAGGCTTATGATTGACTTCGCTGAAGATATCCTCGGCAACAACGGCCATAAGACCCGCCGCATCGGCCGCATGGCTGCTCCAATCATGATCCGGGCCAAGACCGATATTCCGTACCTCGTCTCTTTTCTCGTGATACCAACCAAGTGCATCGAGCCCGCCCGCACAGCGTTGCGCATCGAAGCGGAGTGAAGGAAACAGTTTTCGCAAGGCCTCAATCCGTTTGGTCGCCGCTCCCTGTCCCTGATTCTTGATCACCGTCACGTCATAACCGGCTTTCTTCAGTTCGCTCTCGTAAGTCACATCGAATACCTTGTCGTGCGTCGTGCCGTCATGCGGCAGGTAGATTTTGCACTTGAACGGCGTATAACCCTGACTCTGCATCCAGATCACATGCGCGGAGAGTTCCTGCCCTACCGCCTCATAATAGTCGATCACGCGCACTTCACGGCCGACAAACTGCGCAATCCAGATGGCGACCGCATCTGCCTTTGCTCCGGTCCCGCCGATATCCCAAAAGGCCCTGAGCGATAACAGCGGGTCCGCCTGCACCAAACCGATGCGATGCTCTTGCCGGGCAATCGCCAGCGCCTTGGCGTAGTA